CCCTGTAAATTCGCCTGAGCCGTCAAACGGTCGATCAGACGGACATCAGCGCGCCCGGCCGGGAAAAACCGGGAGAACGGCACCACGAGCCAACGGGAGAAGAAACCTTCAGTGGTATCCCTAGCGTCTGATTGCGGCCAGTGTGTACACTCGCCGATTTATGGCAGACCTTTCCCCCAAACTCCGAAGAGACCTTATCCATGCAATAGCTAGTAAGGAAGGTAACGCGCTATACATTTCAAGGAAGTTTGATAAGCCTGTCGCTTGGCTTAAGAAGTTTGTGGAAGATAATAAGGAAGCACTAGAGGAAGCTAGAGAAGCACTATCCAAAGAAGACCAAGAGCCCACTCCTACGGAGCTTGGGGAGCTTTGGATAAGCAACAAGACAGAAAGACTTAGACGCTATCAAGCAATAGCGGATGAACTGTTTAAAGAATCAATGGCTGACCCTACGGACGCAACCACATTAAGGGAATTCCGTAGCTACCTGGTAGCTGCTGCTAATGAGCTTGGCCAACTACTCCATAGAGGATCGGGCGAAGTTAATCCTGATGACACGTTAGGTGTGGATATTGTAGGTGTTGATTTGGATAAGTTGAGGTAGCCATGGTTAATACGCTATCAAGTAAACGTAAGGCAACAGGGACCAAGCATATTCACAGATATGAACCGAGAGGAGGATGCAAAGAAGCGTTTGAGTCCACAGAGGAAGAGATCTTAGTAAGTGGTCCAGCCGGTACAGGCAAGTCGCGAGCTTGTCTTGAAAAGATCTACCTAGTGTGCTTGATGACTCCCAATGTTCGCGCTTTGATTCTTCGTAAAACGTTGCGTTCTCTCGGTTCTACTGCTCTTGTGACGTGGCGAAATTGGGTGGTTAAAGAAGCGTTATTGACTGGTGATGTTGTCTACTATGGAGGGTCCAGCGAACAACCGCCCCAGTACCGTTTTAAGAATGGCTCTTCCGTCACCATTGGTGGTCTAGACCAGCCCACCCGGATCATGTCATCCGACTATGACATCATCTATATCCAGGAAGCAACCGAGATCACGCTTGATGATCATGAAATGTGCACGACTCGGCTTCGCAACTGGACACTCCCATTTCAACAGTTGATTATGGACTGTAACCCGGCCGGGGATAAGCACTGGCTAAAGCGGAGAGCTGATGACAGAGCTACCAGTCTGATCGAATCACGGCACGAAGACAACCCGCGACTGTTCAATGTGGACGGAACGAAAACTCGTGAAGGCGAAAAGTACATCGCCATTCTCGATAAGCTCACCGGGGTGCGCTACCTCAGACTCCGTCTTGGTAAATGGGTTAGTGCTGAGGGCATTATTTACGAGGAATTCGATCGAGCAACCCATGTGCTACCTTGGTCTTATGACGATGAGGGTAACCGACTCGCTCTGCCTTATGAGTGGCCGCGTTTCTGGTCAATAGACTTCGGATACGTACACCCGTTTGTGTTGAAGTGTTACGCATTAGGTCCAGACGGGGAATTGTATATGTACCGTGAGATCTACATGACTGGTCGCACGGTACAAGAGCATGCTGCAACGATTATGAATGAAGTAACCAGAGTTAAGAAAGTTGAATGGATTGATCATTTTAATAAGGTAACTAGATTCCGTGAGGAGATTGAATGGATCGAACCACAACCACAAGCAGTTATCTGTGATCATGATGCTGAAGATAGGCGTACATTCGAGAAAGCAACAGGCTTACCTACCATTCCAGCAATTAAGAAAGTGAATGCTGGAATTAACGCAATGAAGGAACGTCTCAAGGTTGATGAGAATGGCTTGGCTCGCTTGTACTATATGGAGGATGCCCTAGTTGAACTTGATCAATCTCAAAAGGACAGTCTACTTCCGACGTGCACAGTAGACGAACATTCCTCGTACGTATGGAAGACAAACAGTGATGGTAGGAAACTTGATGAACCAGTGAAGCGAGACGACGATGGGGAGGATACAGACCGGTATATGGTTGCTTACTTTGACCTTAGAGGAATAGCGCGCGCAACACAGATCTAGAACTAGTCCTGATTAGACTAACCAAGGAGAAGGAAATGGCTACAGTGGAAGGTAACCCTAGTATTCTACAGTTCTTTGCTTGGAAGATTGGCAAGGCCCTTGACACCAAAGCTAGGAAAGAAAAGCGCGTGCGATCCTTTGTGGAAGCTTCTATCCGGGTGCTGCTGCATGTCGTTGGATTTTCGTGCTTGACAATTGCTGGGTTTTACTGGCATGTTATCGCTGGTTTGGTTGTGGCCGGTATCTCATGTTTCGTGATGGCTGAGTTGCTCACCCAATCCGACCAACCGCCGAACGACCGTCCGAACCAGACTCGATAGGACTAGACCATGCGCAATTTGATTTCTGCCCTCAGCGGCACTTTGTCGCGTGGCAGCACCCTTCGTAACGACACTCCTGTACCCCAATCATCTAATCGGTCTGGTTTGTTTGATACTAGTGGTGAGTTACCGATGGGGGAGGCGGCTTATCAAGCCTACGGCTCAGTTGGCACATTGTTTGCCATTGTCACACAGATTACGAATGCATTTGCTAGTGTTGAGTGGCATTTGTACCGTAAGACTTCTGTACGAGACAAAGCGCGGCGCACTGAGGTAATGACCCACGGATTTCTAGACGTATGGAACCGGCCCAATTACTTTTATACGGGTCGGTATTTTCGTATGTGCTGCCAGCAACATCTAGACCTAGTAGGTGAGACCATTATTGTCCTGGTTCGCGTTGGCGGATATGTAATTGAAATGTGGCCAGTGCGACCTGATCGAGTTAAGCCTGTCAAGCACCCTAAGAAATTTCTCACTGGGTATATCTACACTGGACCAGATGGAGAGGAAGTGCCGCTAGCCCTTGAAGATGTAATCCAGATTAAGTATCCAAACCCAGCCGATCCGTATCGCGGAATGGGACCAGTTCAAACGGCAATGTACGATTTGGACGCTGCACGATACTCGGCTCAGTGGAATAGGAATTTCTTCATCAACGGTGCGCAACCTGGTGGCGTGATTGAAGTTGATTACGTAATGGGGGATCAGGAATGGAAAGCATTTCTTGACCGTTGGAATGAACAACATCGTGGGGTTGCCAATGCTCATCGTGTAGCAGTGCTGGAAAATGCACATTGGAAAGATACGAAGTTCAGCATGGAAGATATGCAATTCGTACAACTTCGTGAATTGCCACGCGAAATCATTAGAGAAGCATTTGCATTCCCCAAGCCAATGCTCGGAACTGTTGACGATGTGAACCGAGCCAACGCGGATGCTGGAAAAGACATCATGGCGGAAGGGCAAACGATCCCACGTCTGTCCCTTTGGAAGGATGCGATTAATAACTTCCTTCTGCCACAATTTGCCAATGGTAAAACTCTTGAACTAGACCCCGATGATCCAACCCCCGTGAATAAAGAAGCTCTTAACGCTGAACGCAATAGTCAAACAGCCGGTGTGAGAAATCTAGTCCTCAGTGGATATCACCCGGATGATTCAGCAGAAGCAATGCAGCTTCCCCAAATGCGGTGGGTGGGAATCCCACAGCCTGGCCAACCGGCTAAGGATGAAGAGAATGACAATGCAACTGCCGACGCACTTTTTAATCGATAACAGGAGGGAGGGAAAATGCGACCAGGAAAGCGGTTGTTAAATCAAAGGGCTAAGATCCTTGATAAGATCCGTAATGAGGATCCTCAGCTTGCTAATGCGCTTACCAATCTGAAATTGGATTGGTATCGGGTGAGGAATTCGGCGGATGGAGAGACGGCTGATCTCTACATCTACGATGAAATTGTCCCGGCTGCAATTGCAGAGTGGTTCGGCGGTGTGTCTGCGGAAGGGCTCATTGAGCAGTTGAGTGAGATTACCGCGAGCACTATCAATGTCCGAATTAATTCGCCTGGTGGTTCGGTTTTTGAGGCTATCGCTATTTACAATACGTTGGTTAGTCACTCGGCGGTAATCAATGTGTATGTGGATGCTTTGGCAGCTAGTGCGGCGAGTGTTGTCGCAATGGCAGGCGACAAGATCACGATGATGGTTGGATCGCAGATGATGATCCACGATGCTATTGGGATCGAAATGGGTAACGCGGCTGAAATGCGCGCCATGGCTGATTTCCTCGATAAGCAATCAGATAACATTGCTTCCATTTATTGTGCAAAGGCGGGTGGAGACAATGCTGATTGGCGAGCAATTATGCTTGCTGAAACGTGGATGTTCGCGGATGAGGCAGTAGAGCTTGGGTTGGCAGACGAAATTTACTCGGCTGACAAACCAGAAGAGGAAGAGACTCAAGAGGACGAAGACGCCGAGACTCCCGATGAGCAGCAGCAAGAGGAAGAGGAAGGAACAGAGGAACCGATTCCCGAAGAGGATGAAGAAGATCCGGAGAATTTGATGAATCGCAAACATTCTCTGGTGAATCGCGGTTTTAAGTACGCTGGACGCCGCCGTGCTCCGCAACCTGTAAATACCGCACAACTGTCTACAAGAGATATTGATCGGCTACTTGCCAATTGGTGAGAGAGGAAGTGAGTAATGCCTGACACGATTACAATTCCTGAGAATGAAGATCAGCTTAGGGAAACGCTAACTAACAAGCGTGCGATGAGTGAACTGCTTAAGGATCCGGATAAGTTTACCAATTTCGTTAACGACCATGTCAAGCTCCGTCTCTCAAAAGACCCCGCTATTCTTGGCCAGGTTAGTGAGCAGCACGAACAGTTTATGATTAATTGGCTTCGTGACCACACCAATGAAGATTTGGACGTGGTGGCCAAGCGGCTGAATTTGGACAATCCTGGTGCCCGCAATCGTGTTCGTCCGAATACGGTGTACAACAAGAAAGCTGCCGGGGCTCCACACGATGGAATGTTCGCTAGTGCGGCTGATCTCGTTTACTCGATTTATAATGAGTCTTGGAAGGATGAGCGCACGGCGGCTAACCTTGGCACGCTGAAGAATGCGCTTTCTAGTCTCAAGCCTAGTGACGGTGGCTTCCTCATTCCGGAGATCCTCCGGGCGGAATTGCTCCGTGTTGCGCTGGAAAATGCAATTGTTCGTTCCCGTGCTCGCGTTATTCCTATGGACAGTCTCACTGTTCCGTTCCCTACTGTGGACAGTACTTCCAACGTGTCCAGTGTGTACGGTGGCGTTACGGGTTACTGGACTGAGGAAGGAGCGACCCTCACTGAGTCCAAGCCGCGTTTCGGTCGTGTTGAATTGCGAGCCCAGAAGCTCGTTCTTTACACCGAAGTCCCGAATGAGCTTTTGCAAGACGCCAGTCCATCACTTGCTGCATTCATCGGCGATATTTTCCCTGAAGCTATCGCCTGGTTCGAGGATGTGGCATTCTTCGTCGGTGGTGGAGTTGGTGAGCCTCTCGGCTTCCTGAATGCGCCGTGTGCGGTTAACGTTGACCGTACGGGATCTAGCTCCGGTACCGTTGTGTGGGCCGACATTGTAAACATGTATGCCCGGATGCTTCCGCAGTCTTTGCGGAATGCTGTCTGGATTGTTTCTCCGGACACCCTCCCCGCACTGTTCCAAATGGTCATGACCGGTGGTACTTCTCCAATCATGCTTGGTGGCCAGGCTGGTTTTGCTACTGGTTCAGCTGCTCCGCCTATGACCATGCTCGGTCTCCCGATTATCGTTTCGGAGAAGGCGCGTACGCTTGGAACAATTGGTGACGTTAACCTGGTGGACTTCGGTTTCTACTTGATCGGTGATCGCCAGGCAATGAGTGCCAAGCAGTCGGAAGATTACAAGTTCCAGAGTGACGTTACCGCCTTCCGTGTGACTGAGCGGCTTGACGGTCGCCCGTGGCTGCTTTCGCCCATCACTCCGCAGAATGGCAGCGCTAACACCCTTTCTCCGTTCGTTAAGCTCACTACAGCGTGAGGAGAATTAATTATGTGGCTTAAGCTGAAGAATGGTAATTATCATCTTCTTGAGTCAGACCTTTCGTTGGTGGTAGATGGCGGTGATGTCAAGGGTTACCGTGTTGGGATTCAGCGGTCTAATGTGTTCCCTCCTGTTGCAACTGTTCAGGACGGGTACGCAACTCGTGAGGATGCGCAAGCGGCACTTGATGAACTGATGGATAATTCGGACTTGGAATACTCCATTGTCCAGCCTCCGGTTCAGCCTGAGGAATTAGCAGCAGAGTAAGGAATAATCATGCTCGCTATTGTTGCTGCAATTGTTTTTTTCTTGGCTGTATTCGGTGTGAAGCTTGGAGAATTGAATGTAGTTGCCTTAGGTTTGGCAATTATGGCGCTCCACTTTGTGGTTCCCTTGGGAGACACATACATCAAGCGAATTCGTTCACCACGAGAATAGAAAGGAATTAGACGTGCGTTCTTTGGGTTTTGTCACCGACTACACAGTCGGAATTAACCCCGTTGCTGATATCGCGGCGGGTGCCAACACGGGTAAGCGCGTTCACATGCGTAATTACGATACGCTTGGTGTGCTTTTCTTCAAGAATGCGGCCAGTGCCGGCACTGACACCGTGATCATCACTCTTCAGGAGCACAACGCCAACACCGGCGGTACTTCACAGAACTTGGCCGCCATCACGGATTGGTATTACAAGTCCACTGCTGCTGCTCTCGCGGGTACTGAGGCATGGACTGAGGTTACTCAGGCAGCAGCCGCTACGCTTTCCATGGCGGATGCCGGCCCGATTAAGGCAGCTAACCAGGCAATGGTTTATTTCGATGTGGAAGCGGGGGCCCTTTCGGCTGGCTTTGAATGGCTTTCTGTTAACATCGCTGACCCTGGTTCTGGTGGCACCATTCTTGGTGGAGTTTTCTATATCATGAGTGGATTGAAGATGCAACGTCGGCCAGATCTTCTCGCTCAGCCGAATGCGTAAAGGAATCAAATGGCTAAGTCAACGCATTCTCAGGAGATTCTCACGGGGACTCCTGATAGTTACACCGAACACGAGACTACCGATCCTGATCCGGTAATTCGCAGGGAAATGTTGGGCGGTGATCCGTCATCGACGGCAGTTGGTATGGGCTCCTTGGAATCATCCGAGAACGAGAAGAAACCAAACGACAGCGAGACGCCAGACCTCCAATCGCCTGCCCAGTTGACGGAGAGCCCCTCCAAGGGTACGGAGATACAGGAGCACTCCACTGTAGATATGACGGTTGGCGGTGGCCAGAAAACGACGCCACGGCGATCAAATAAACAATCGGCTCGTTCTCGTACGGTGAAAGACGAATTTGACTAGGGGGAATTAATAGTGGATATGGGGAGGGTAGCCCGGACCCCGCAACCCTCCCCGTTTCCATCCTACTAGTAGGCAGGACAATCCGTGCGTGACAACAAGAACCGAAAGAGCAATCGCAATAGGAAAAGACTTAGTGCTATTCTTGGGAGGTTTGGCTGGTATCTTTTATCAGCAATTGACAGGAAACGTAAATTTCGTTTTCCTAGCAATCTTCACAGCGATGACTGGCGTTCCTGGACTTACCAACTTAATATCGATTTTGCGTGGGCCGGTTATAGGATCGGAATCACAATCGCAAGCGCAGCAGCCTTTGGAATCGGAGTCGGGCAACTCTACTTGAAAATGAATGGAATAAATTAATGAATGAAAGGAGATTACCTCATAATAAAGGAATCATTTATGCAGTGCTAATTTCCCTAGCAGCTTCAATTGTTGCAGCAGTAGTTTGCATAGTCTACACGGGAATTGTGGATAGAGAAAGTAATCAGCAATGGTGCGATTTAGTTGTTTTACTTGACAAAACCTATATCGAGACTCCGCCAACCACAGAAATAGGAAGAAAGGTAGCTGAGGCTATGCACACCCTACGTATTCGATTTGAGTGCTAATGCAGTGGGGAACTATTGCAGGAATGATCACAGCAGCAGCTACATTGGTTACGGCGATTGGAGGACTGCTGTTGGCTATAAAAGTAATCATGCCAACGCATAAGATAGTTAATCAGCAACGAACGGACATGCTTCGATTTCAAACGGTCTTGATTAACACCCTTTCAGAGCACGGAATTGCTATACCTGAAGATCAAAGTAAGCTAGATATATAAAGAGAGGAGGAAAGATGTGGGAGCCAGATTATGTGACCCTAGCACAGATGAAAGTCTACTTAGGAATTGAAACGTTAGACACGGCGGATGACATCGCAATTGGGTATGACATTACCGCTGGTTCTCGTTCCGTAGATTTGGTGTGCAGCACCCTTCATAATGGATTAGGAGCTAAACGCCAGTTTGGTTTAGTGGATTCTGCCGAAGCACGATATTATACGCCACGGTGGGACTCCAAACTTCTTGCTTGGGTGGTTGAAATTGATGATCTCTCCGCTACTACTGGTCTAGCTATACAAGTAGCTCCCGGCAACACCCGGAGTTACACAGAGACTATTACTGATTATATTCCTAGGCCAATGAATGCACTTGTTCATAAACGAGTGTACACACAGCTTTTGATTAATAACACGTCAAGTGTCCAGCCTGACTATTTTGAAGATTCCGTCAAGATCACTTCTGATAAATGGGGGTGGGCTGCTGTTCCCTCTGTGGTTATTAGAGCTACCTTTATTCAAACACACCGAATTAACAAGCGTCGTACAAGTCCCTTAGGTAAATCTGGCTCTCCGCAGAAGGGTACACAACAGCAGTTGTTAGAAGATATTGATCCTGATGTAGTTGAGATGCTTAAGAGTTATGTAAAATTGGGACGGACGCCGTGATCATCGAAAATGTAATGGACGAGATTGGAACTCAATTAGACACTATTTCAGGATTACGAGTTAAGCCTTATGAGGCAGACGAAATCGCGGTTCCTGCTGCGCTAGTGAGCTTGCCAGGACTTATTGATTATCAGACTACTTTCGGTCCAGGGTTTTGTAGATTTGGAATTGAGATCACAGTCTTGGTGTCTAAAGTGGATGACCGTATTAGACGCAAGCAGATTGCTCCTTATGGAGATACCACAGGGGCTAAATCGATCCGCTATGCCCTCGAATCTAAGGCCAGTTGGAATTCATTTGATAGTTTGGAAGTCCAAAATGGACGGTTCACGGTTGTTGGGATAGCCGACGATGCGGGGGGAAGTAATAACTATCTTGGTTTTGTTGTGCTAGTGGATATTCTCGCTCGAACGTAGGAGAAGGAAATGGCAGGAAACCACAGTCGTTTAACAGTTGTTAAGATTGATGCGGTTGACATCTCTGCTTATACAAATACGGCGGAAATGTCTGATGAAACCGATATGAATGAAACCACCTGTTTTGGTGCCGTTCGTAAAGCTTATGCCGCTGGTCTGGGAGACGGCACTTTCACAATCGGTGGGGTACATGACAACGGCGCCACTGGGCCAAGGAAAAAGCTTAAGGCAGTCAAGGCTGGACTTGTAGCTGTTGTTTTTCTTTACCAACCGAACGGAACAGGAACAGGTAAGCAGCAATCATCGGTGAGTGTGTTTGTTAAATCCTATGTGGACACATCAGCAGTCCAGGATGTAGTGCGGTGGAAAGCAGTTTTGCAAATGACGGGTGCGTTGGACGAAACAGATCAGACGTAATCTAAGAGGAGAAGGAAATGGTTAAGAAGAATGATCTTGATATCGCGACGATTGAAGAGATCGTCCAAAATCAATCCGAAGTAGAGGAAGTGCCCTTCCAATTAAAAAGTGGTAAGTGGGTAGTCGTTAAGCCATTAAATCGAAAGCAAGCTCTTCGATTCCGCCGAGTCAAAATGGCTCGTGATGTGTTCGAACAAAAATTAGTCTCCATGGCGTTAGTAGATCCCAAAATGACTGCTGCGCAAGTAAGCGCGTGGCAGGAAATTGATAAAGCTGATGGAGACCTCAGGGGAATTACAGATTTGATTGTTGAAATCTCCGGGATGAAGGAAATGACGGAGGGGGCAAAGAACGGAACCAAAAGTAACGATTAAGCTTGGCACTGCTGTCTATTACTGGTTCGAGAATTATCCGGGGGCTGAGTTAGAACACTACATTTGCCAGAAACTAGGGTGGAAGTCAGTTAGCAAAATGCGAGCCGGTATGAGTAACTTTGAGTACATGCGCTGGTGTATCTATTATGGACGGATCGCTCAGCGTGTCGAATTGGCTAATAAGGAAGCTAGGTCAAAGTAATGGATATTGATATTGGCGTAGAAGGGATGAACGAAGTCAACCGTGCTTTACAACGGCTTAATGATTCTATTCCTGCTGGAACACAGAACATTGCCTTGCTAGCCGCCGGTATAACGATTGATTCTGCTAAGCCTACCATTCCTAAGGTGACAGGAAAGACTTACCAATCGTTGCAGCACTATCTAACAGCCACCGGAGCAGTTGCCGAAGGCGGGTCCACAGTGGAGCATTACCGTTGGCTGGAGCTAGGCGGATTGTCTGGTCGGAAGCTCTCCAATAGACGTGACGTGGTGACAGATGGCCGTTATATCTACCCTGGCTATGTGAGAAAGCAAGCCGCAATTCAGGACATGATGGGAGTAGAGCTAGGTAAGCTTGTTGGTAAGTCTGGACTTTCTTAGGAGGTGAAATGGGACCTACTGTCTCACTTGAATTCAAAGCGGATAATGCTGACTTGATGAGAGCAGTTGATCAGGCTTCAGATGGTATCGAAGAAATGGCTGATCAGGTTGGCAAGAGCACACGCGATATCCGTAGCCATGCCAAGGCATTTGATGCAATGGGGGAGAAGACAGATGCCGCCGAGAGCAAATTCACCGGATTTAAGGACGTACTAGATGGCGGTAAGAGCGCGCTTGAAGCGTGGGGTGATGAAAGCTTGTCCACAACGGACAAGTTGATTGCGTTTGGTCAAGCAGGCGCGGATATGGCGGGTGGTCTAACCGACTTCCTCATTCCTGCAATTAGCAGTATGGCCACTCTGCTACGTGGTGGACTGGCTAGTGCCATGACATTCGTTGCTGCTCACCCGTTGATGATTGTGTTAATTGCTTTAGCTGCTGTATTCGTTCTGCTATGGATGAATTCGGAGAAGTTCAGAGACATTGTTATCGGAGTGTTCAACACCGTCGGTAGTTTTATTAAGGACACTTTTGGAGGTGCTATTAATTGGGTTAAAGATGCATGGAATACGATGGTTAGTTGGTTTAGTAGCTTGCCTCAAAAGATTGGCGCCGCTTTTGGTGCTCTAGGTGGAATTGTTGGTGATGTGTTCAAGGGTGCTCTTAATCTGGTAATTGGATATATTAACTGGTGGGTTGATCGGATTAACAACTTGATTTATGGAATCAATCTGATTAATCCATTCAGCGATATTCCAAACGTCCCGCACATTCCCCGCCTCCACACAGGAGTGGCCACGGTGCCCGGAGCACCCGGTACAGAAACCCTTGCCCTTCTCCAGGCAGGGGAACGGGTGTCTACTGCCTCAGAATCGTCTAATGGAAACACTATCTACGTAGCAGGAGATAGCCGCTCATGGCTTTATCAAGCTATTAAGGAAGGAATTCGAACTAAGCAGTTGGTGATCAGATAATGTCCATTCCTATTACGCCTAATGACCCTCGTGTTAGGATTTTCGCTACTGACACTTGGCACGATGTAACTTTGAAAGTGCGACAAGCCGACGGCGGTATGATTAGCATTCAGGTAGGAAACGAGGATGAAGCTTTAGGGGATGAGATTAACCCCGGTATTTGCACATTGACTTTTGATAATAATGATGGAACATTCACGCCTAATAATCCACATTCGTTGTTTTACCCGGACCTAGAAGTCAACACACCCATTTGTGTTCTATTGGATGAGATTAGGGATTACTATTCTCGTATCGCGAGCAATACATGGGGAAACACGACAACAGGAGAGACCTACCAAACAAAAAGTATTGGTGGCGCTATTAACGCTACTGATTACAGCACTGATGGGGCAGTAGGAACCCACTCCGTTCCCGCCACTTCTGCTTATCGTATGAGCTACTTAGGCAGCACTTCACGAGCGCCACTAGCTTACAACGTTGTGCAAAAAATTCGTTATACACCAACTTTTAGTGATGTAACCGGGGGGAATATCGAGCCAGCAAACCTTCTATGTAGACTTCTTTCTGACACACAATATTATAATCTTCGGGCTGAGGTCACCACAGCAGAAGCTATTACATTGAAGATTATGAAGGATGCTTCTACCACCCTGGCGGGACCAATTACAATACCAGGAATTACCCATACAATCGGACAACCTATCTGGTTTGCATTTGGAGCTTTCGATGATGGTCTATTTGCGACTGCTTGGCAAGGAGACGATATTGAGGACGAACCGACTGATTGGTTAGTTTCTGCGACAGACAGTAATTATGGTTATGGATGGTATGGTGTCCGATCGGGAGTGTCTAGCGGAAACAGCAACACCAAACCGATCCTATTTAACTATGATTATTACACGGTATATAATTCTGAATTCAATGGAGAGATTCCAGACTTTCCCCAAGAATTTAGCGATGATGGTCTGGACATGACTGTCCCAATTACGGCAGGCGGGGTGTTGCGCCGCCCGGCGGAAACCCCTAGCAAGCTAAAATCTTCCATGAGAAGGTTTTATGAGGTTACCGAGACGGACCTTAACAATCCTCCTGATTACTACTGGCCGCTAGATGAGGGGGAATTAGCTTCAGAAGGTGTGCCATCTATTGGGACTCCAGAATCTGTATTCTTCTTTACGTTTGAGTTAAGCACGGACACTTCATCTGAAAAACACTTTGGGCAAGGCAAATTAGCTGCTTGGCTCCCTAATGGTGTGGAAATACTTGCAAATGGGGATTCCATTGAGCATTTAGTGGCTTATTTGTCGCCAGGTACTGCTAATTGTAATGGCGATTTTTGGACAATACAGTGGGTACGGCGTGGTGGGGCGAAAACAGCCGATCATTTCTTTATGACAGGTGATTTAGATTCAGGAGTGACAATTGGGGGTGTTCCTCTTGATGCATTCGCTGTGACTTGTGATTCATTTGATGAAGAAATCACTATTAGTCCAGGACTATTGGAATCGGACGTTATAGTAGACACTACCACATTATCTTTTGACGTTTTTGACGGAGCAGCTCATCTTTTTCGTTGGCGAGCAAATGTAACCGGAGGGACTAACCTATTTTGGGAATTATTTGTTGATGATCACTCAATCGCTTCAGGTACTCTAATTGGGCATCCTTTCTTGCACAATATCGGTGCTCTACAGTACACAGTGGTTAATGGTGGGACTATTATCAGTCCCCTTCCTGCTACAGAAAACACTACTTTTGCTCATGTAGCTCTGTACGTCACTCATGATTTTAATGATGGGAGTACAGCATTCGACAGGTTCAAGGGCTCGCCTGGTGAGACAGCGCAGGGCAGACAGCGCCGTATTTGCGCTGAAGAGGATTTCCCCTACTTCACTAACACAGACACAGGCGAGATAATGGGTCCACAATTCGAGGGATCCCTATTCGAACAATTCGAAGAGATATTACGGACCGACGGCGGAATGTTCCGAGAACTACTCAGTGCTCGTGCTATCGATTATGTTAGTTTGGAACAATTACGCACAAAGACAGTTGTGTTGACATTAGATATCGGTGCTGAAAATGTGGCTAAGGGGGGTTTCCGCCCTGTAAAGAACAGTCAACGTTTGAGGAATAAAATCACCGCGAAACGGCGTGGTGGGGGCGAATACACTTATGAGAAAACTACTGGTCGATTGGGTACCGCCGATCCGAAGAATGGGGGATCGGGAGTTTACGATGGGGGGGACCTGAGTGTTAACCCAGAAACTGATCAGCAACTGATATCAATTGCACAACGAGAAGTCTCAGAAGGAACCGTAGAAAGTAATAGATATCCAGAAGTAGTTGTAGACATCATGTCAGACACAGTTAAAAATAATATGGCCTTGCGTCGTCAAATGCTCGATGTCTACATGTCCAGCCGCATCAAGCTCACTAACATGGATGATTGGCATATTTACGATGATGCTGATTTGTTAGTGATCGGCCACAAGAGAATGATAACCCCCTTCTCACATATAATTTCATGGAATACAATTCCATTTGACACACTCGATATTTTTCATGTGGAAACAGCAGGGTCCGTTTTAGCCACAAATTCTTCTACAATTGTAGATGCTATTGATAATGATGATACTGCACTTAAGGTAACTACGGTGGGAGAGTCATTATGGACAACCGCCGGAGGATCTCTACCTGTTCCAGTGCGGATTAATGGCGAAGATATGTCCGCCACTGCTATTTCAACTCCTGCACCCTCATTTCGTTCTGTGGGCACTGCATCCCATGGAGATAATGCGACGACCACACCAGGGCTCCCCGCTGGACACACTACAAATGATTGTTTATTACTTTTCACAGTCATTAGAAATACAGCAGCCACCGCAAATGTTCCAAGTGGATATACGCAACTGATTTCGGGAGGTCATTACAAAGTTTGCGCAAAACTCGATTCCGGTGCAGAGAGTGTTCCTAACTGCACTTATTCGGGTGGTGCAGTGGGAGACACTACTAGCTCGTTTATCATCGCAATGCCTAATTGTCCATTAACGCAAACTGATAGTACTACACAGACTAACTCTAGCGCTCAGGATGTAGCCTACCCTGCATTGACAGTGACCAAGAGCAATACAATTGAAATTTGGTTGTTCTGGAAGCAGGATGATTACACTTCCGTGGCTGTTCCCGCTGGATTGACTGAAATTATTGAAGCCAGCACGACAACTGGGAGTGATCAATCTCTGTACGCGGCATATCGCATTGTCACCCGTGCTGTGGATAGTGTGGCAGGGTCCTTTGTGGTCACTGGAGGTGCTTCCGCCATCAGCAAGGCAATTGTTCTTACATTTAGCAACCCACAACAGATGACAGTCACTCGTTCAGTAAATGGAGTAGTTAGATCTCATGCGGCTGGTTCAGAAATCATAGTGGCACACCCTAAGGTCCTAGGATAGGAATAAAATGACTACTCCATTTGCAATTGGTGACCCCCTTCTAGCCGAACAACTGAATGACTTGACAATGGTTTTTGAAGTCCAAGTATTCACCAGTGCAGGCACTTGGGTTAAACCGGCTGGATTGAGTCGCGCTCTCGTATTCGTGCAAGGGGCCGGTGCGGGCTCAGGCGGAATTGCAGCAACGGGTGTAGGTCAAACCTCCCTATCAGGTGGTGCTGGCGCAGGTGGGTTTGCACAAAAACTTCTACTAGCTTCTGCACTAGCCGCTAGTGAGACTGTAGACGTAGGTACCGGGGGTGCCGGTGGCGCAGCAGGAGTGAACAATGGAACCAATGGAGGTAACTCTGTATTCGCAACAGGAAAAGCTTATGCAGTAACAGGAAATGGGGGTGTGGCGACTATTGGAGGCGGTGCCGGTGCGGGGTCGGGTACAGTAGCAGGCGGTATCGGTGGTACGGGCTCCGGTGGGGACTTCAATATGCAAGGTGGAAGTGGGGGCAATGGCATCTATTCTGCGAACATTCCTCTAGGCGTTCAATATGGTGGAGCAGGAAAGTTTAGCCGGCAAGTGAATGTGGATATTGCCGGTACAGCAGCAGCAGGAAAATTGTACGGTGGTGGTGCTTCAGGAGCTTTCAATACCGCTTCATCGGGGACAAGGGCGGGGGCCGCTGGCGGAAACGGGATTGTAATCGTATTTAATTGCTACTGAGGAGAGAAAATGAGTAGAACTGCATTAATGACACAAACAATTTTCTTAGCAACGGTTATTATTCTTCTCTCAACAGCTAGCTTAGTTATTGGAGCGACCGATAATGCTACTCCTACAATTAAAACCGATTCCTATTGCACGAGAGTAGGTGATGATAATTGTGATGGTGTGATCATGTCTTACGAATCAGGCTGGAAATGTGTCCCACCTAATGGTGGTCCTCTATTGTGTGAGGTAGGAAATGACAAATAATGTTGTGGTAACTTATCCTGACAACACTACCGAAACGTACACTTGGAAAAGGCAGGATGGTTCGGAGCAAACTTACATTTCTAGTAATGTTCTTTATTGTTACCAAGGTGACGGGAGCTATACAGCCATCAACCTAGGCTCTACTTATAAGGTCACATTTGGAGTGGAGTAACTCTTATGGCACTTATGCCAAGCGCAGTTTACAAACCAATTAATTACAAGGGTGTTCCGTATATGCGGAGTGCCGGACCGAACGTCATTATATTCCACACAATTGTGGGCCATGATCCGGCTAATGCTGCCCACTTATCAGTAGGGGGATATGGAGAGTTAACCCAAAGTAGAGACACAATTTATCAATCAGCAGCATGTAAGGACGGTAATCCGCGTGCTATTGCTGTTGAGACAGAAGATTTAGGTGAACCATTTCCTGTCTGGAACACGGACAATGGTCACGAGGTTCCCGCATGGTCGGAATGGCAGATTAGTCGGAATATTGAGATTTGTGTATGGGGTTTCCAGACACACGGAATTCCGCTTGTGCCAGCGACAGATAGTAAAACTAGTTCAGCAGGAATTGCCTACCATCGGCAGGGTATCGACGGTAATTTTGAAGAGGAAGAGTTTGCTTATGGTGGCCGCGTTTCAGGTGGGGAGCATTGGTCAACTAGCACGGGTAAAGTTTGTCCAGGCGATAGGAGAATCACACAACTCCTTGAGATTATTATTCCTAAAGCTAGACAAATTGTCGGTTTAGACCCTATTCCAAAGAAGGTATTTAATATGGCTTACCCGTACGATTTGCCGGCTCATTTCCCGGATGTACCCAATACTGATCCCAATTATTTCACTGAAGTAGTTGTGCCTCTCACTCCGCAACACGGTTTTACGGGAGTGACTTCGGTATGGGTCAACATTGCTAATAAGAATGCTGAATTAAAAGTAGGCACGGCAGCGTGGCAATGTGGCTCACCTGATAATCACCATGCTGAGCCTTTTCTCACTGGGTCTTTCACAATTGACCCCCTTGGCTGCACAGGCGGGGTACGCGCTCCTGAGAGTGCTTATAGCTTGATTGTGGATTACCGCAGCCCTCTCGGTGCATCCGTAGTTATCGAGCCGGTTAATTAGTAACTAGAAGGAGAGAAAATGAGTACTCCAATTCAAGTTCCGATTCCTGAGGTAGTCCAAAAAGGAACAAAGGCAGTTGTGGCAACAATTACCCTGGTAGTAGGTGTAGTTGGTTTGTTTGCGGCTTCCATCTCGGATGGTTCGCTCTCGTGGGGTGAGGGCGGTGAGCTGCTGGGCGCTGTGGCAACGGCGATTACCACAATCGCGGCTGTGTGGCGGGTGCCGAATGAGGTTACGTCCGTGACGATGCGTTAAGCCATCTTCAAGATCATTTATACCCCTTCTGACCAGCGCGTTTGTCCGCAGAGCCCCTGAAATGACTTCCCTAGGGTGACTGTACCGGGGAATGCATTTGGGGGCTCTGTGGCGCTTCTAGGGGCCTTTACGGCCATGCCCTGGAAGCCCTCAAGGCTAGGAGGGACCGTCCACGGTCACTCTCCGTAGTGTGGCGCACGTCACACGAAAACAGACCCTGTTTAATGAATTTATTCGATAGGCTCACGTTGTTCGGTTTTCCGGGTCCGATCCCCGGAGGGCGGGGACCACCGCTCACGCGAGGAATGGCGCTATGCGCACGCCGGACGTGAGCCTTGTGAACCAGCATCCACCGCCTTAATTCCATAGTGAGAATTTCTCCCTCTAGATTTTGAATGAGGGGGAACGGTGACGCATAGCTAACCCGTTCCTCCAATTGAGGACCTAGAGGAAGGAAATGGAATGTTCGTAACTAACGCAACAATTTATCTCAACGGGCAGGCTGTTGTGGTTGAAGCTCAAATTGAGATGCCGGAACCGCCCCCGGTCAACGTTGGTGAGGAAATTTACCAATTACAGTCACGGATGCGCCGATTGGAAGCTATCGCCACCAATCAAGGTGGAATGCGTGCCTCAGTGGAGAGGATTGGCGCACTGATCCAAGCTGTTCAACGGGGTGAGAAAATCCAGGCAATCAAGGCTTTGCGAGAGGCAACCCCCGGGTTGGGAATGAAGGAAGCAAAAGACATTATCGAGACCACTTGGGACACTTTTTACGCGAATGATGCTCAAAGAAGTCGGCCGCCGTTCTAATGCCCAAAACTCCAGGCCCATCCTGTAAACGTTGTTGGGGCAAAAGGGTTATCACCAAGAAACGGGGTGGTACGACTACTGAGGTTACTTGTCCACGATGTGGTGGAACGGGTAAGGAACCGCAAAGCTGAATTGCAGTTGAACGCATTCTACGGAGTGCGTTCACTCGGCTATTCAGCCGGTACGAGAGGAGAAATGAAATGGGTAAGCACTCTGACCCGGACCTTGCACTGATCGATATACCGCCCACGCTGCAAAGTGTGGTGCTCCATGCGGAGAAGTACCGGGGAACGGTTCACGGTGACACGTCAACGGGTGAAATTGACGTGGAATTTCCAACAATCAATGTGGCGGCTCTGTTCGCGGCTGATATGTGGGCTGCACTCGGCTGGAAAATCGAAATTCGGGAAGGTGATTCGGTGACTTCACTTAACGTGCCTGTCGTATTGACCGTGTTCACCGAGTACACCCCGGTTGTCTGATGGCTAAGCCTGTTCCGGGACCGAGAGAGAAGTCCTCCAAGTGCTCTCACTCGAAAGTAAAAAAGGAGAGCGGTCCTCATTCATTCGAGGGACCTACCGGACCAATTGTGGCCTACAAATGGAAGTGCGATACCACAAAGGGCTGTAATCACTGGTTCTGGGGGAATAGTAAGGGAGGTAGACTATAACCTCTTTCAAATTCCCTAAGTGCTCTTGGTGTCAGCGAGAATTCGTTACACCAGAGGGACGTGACCGGCACATGGTCAAGTGCCCTAAACGTCCAATTGAAACAGGTAAGAGAAAGAAGCCAAAAGGAGAGCGTTAATGGGTGCAGTACCCCGGAAGTGCCCTAGTTGTGGAGCCCCTACGGCGGGTATGTCCAAGAAGCATTATGAGCAGCACTTGGCTAGGTGTCTCGGATGAGTGCGAAAGATGGACGTGGTGTGAAAGCAGACGGGCACCAAACCCGTAAATACAGGCGTCAATACCGCAAATGCCACAAGCACGCGGATTGCCGTGCCATGAGTAACAGTATTTGGCGTAAGCGTTAGCACAAAGGGAGCCCTTGGGCTCCTGAACCCCCTTAGCCCAATAGGTAGAGGCAGCGCATTTAAAATGCGTTTAGTACCGGTTCGAATCCGGTAGGGGGTACTCGTTCGAGAGAGGAAAAGAAATGGAATACAGAAAGATTCAGTGCCGTGAGCACGGTGGCACGTTCCAAATTCCCGTTAAGCGGGGGCGACCGCCGACAAAGTGCAGCGAAACTAATGTCTGTACCATGGTCGCAGGAACCAGCAAGCAACGGTCTAAGAGTCCTGCTGCTAAGGCACGCGCGGCTATCGCTGAATATGCCGCTCCCCAGGCTAGCGGTGGTCGGCGACCCGCCAAGGTGGTTGCTGCCGACTCTAAGCCCAAGCCGACGCTACGCGGTGTCAACCGCTCAGCTCTGCGGACCACCAAATGGTGTAATTGTGCGGAGGACATTGTTGGCATGCCCCCGCGTCACGAAAAGGGCATTGAGGGCTGTAAGTATGCCACTCGTGGTGCCCCCGCCGTGGTCCGTAATAACCCCTCTGTCCCGATCGCACGGGAACTGAGGGAGCAGCTAGAGCCCCTTGGTTGGACGTGCCACGCAAAAGGGTACTTTACCGATTCAGACAAAATCGGTGTGGTGGATTTTAGTGCCACTCGCGACACGGAAATGATCACTGTTGAAATCATCGGCGGGAAGGTGATCAAGCAACATTATTCCATTTGGAATGATGACCGACCGGCACTCAACAAGAAACCGCAAGCAAAGCTTACCTTTGACCCCGAGGAATTGTCCGACGCCGAATTAGTAGGCAAGCTTGCCGGCAAGCGCGTTGCTTGGTGGAACCCTTTGGGTGGTAACCGGGAGTATGGCAGGCTCCCAGAGAGTGAGGGCAAAAAGATCACCGTTCAGCACGTGATCACAATGGACGATGGAAACCCGGACGAGCTACCAGGTTCCCGCATCGTGACCTTTGTGGATCAGGATGGAACGGGGTTCCGGTCGTTCAAGGTCGGTGCGCTTATGGCGGTGCGAGGATGACACGAAGAGTTGATGAAGATTCATTTCCGGAAACATTGGAGCCAACACCAGAGGAACAAGAGGAAGCTAATCGATATAACGAACAGTTGGAAAAGGACACGGAATGGGCTATTCGTAATTCGGGACGGTTAGCAAGAGGAGAGTGAATGGCAACCCCCTAGATTACCGGAGCAATTCGGTAGCCTAGGGGGCTATTCGCATTGGAGAAAAGAATGGTAAAGCCCCCTTATAAATGCGCATGGTGGCCTAGTGGTTGTCGTTTTACTGCAAAAACTTGGCTTGCCATACTCAGACATCAAAGTGTCTGTGTGTACAGAAAAGGAAATAAATGATTGCAATTAAGATAGTAGGGAACGAATTACCTTATACTCCTCCCCGATTGGAAGAGATTACTATTGGGACATATTGGCAATCAATGGAGCACACAGATGGAGGCATTGTTTTAATACGGCAAACTATGGAAAATCGACAGATTGAGACATTCATCCCCTACCACCGCGTATGGGAAATCGAAACGATTAGGGATTGATCATGTACGAAATAGAGAGGCCGATTACTGGAAATGGAGTGATCGTCTGTGATCAACCTTAAAAAGAAGGGACGACGGATCGAAATTCGTGCTAATGAGCCCTTGAAGGGAATGCGCACCACTATTCCGGGAGCCTATGAAACGGTTGGCGGCTACTGGACGGTTCCATGTACCATTGAAACTCTCCAATTGCTACGGACAAAATTTGGTAACCGCCTTGTGTTGCATGATGAGCTTACACGTTGGGCTCAGGCCATTATGGAGAGTCGTGAGTCTATGTCCAAGCTCGCGGCATCCTCCGATGCCAAATTAGAGCACCTAAGTAGGGTTGCTCCTAAGCTAGCGCGTGCCATGCGGAAACGCACCTACCAACGTGTAGGAGCACGCTTTATTGCAGACAGTTCCGCTAGTCTGGTCGCCGATGATCCTGGTTTAGGTAAGACCCTAGAAGCAATGGGAGGGCTGTTAGAGGGGCAAATTCCAGGACCCTACTTAGTAGTTGCTCCCAAAACTGCAGCAGATACCGTCTGGCGACGCCACATCAACGAATGGCTTCCCGCCGATCATCGTGCGGTTATTTTGCCAGAATTGTGGCAGGATCGCGATTACACAATCCGGATCACTCGATACACAGAGAAAACCTGGTTAATCGTCCACCCCGATATCCTTTTAGTACAGTCCTATTGGGTGTGTCATATCTGTGGTAAGTGGACAGTTGAAAATGAGAAAAAGAAACTGGAGTGTGGTAATGGAATCAGAAGCAAATATGTAGCACATGAGCGGTCTAGAAAAACGAAAAAAATCTTGAAACCCCGGTACCCCAAACTGTTTGATATTGAATGGGGTGCTGTGATCATTGATGAATCACACGAAATGCTCATCAAGCGAAAAGGGCTCCCTACACAACGTCGCCGTGGTGCAGACATGCTTAAGCTCCGTCCTAGTGGGACGAAAATCGCTATGTCTGGAACACCATTCGAGGATTCTCCCCATTTGCTTTGGGGAACGCTTAATTGGTTGGACCCCAAGACATATTCCGCTTTCTATCGTTGGGCGGAAATGTTTTGGACTAAGGGCGGGTATACCGGGTGGGAAATCGGCGAATTCCGTGAGGACAGAGAGCAACTTTTGTGGGACTCTCTTAAATCTGTCTGCATTAGACGAACCAAAGCTGAGGTAGCTAAAGATCTTCCGCCCAAGCTTTACGTAGGGACTCATCTGGACCCCAAGGACGAAAACAGCCCTGTAGGTATCTGGCTCCCTATGGAAGGGAAGCAACTAGACGCCTACCAACAAATGGAGGAACAGAGTTTAGCTGATTTAGAATCTGGACGGCTTGAAGCCATTTACGCTCTAGAGGAGTTGACTCGATTAAAGCAAATGGCGTGCGCATATGGAGATATCGAAACACGAATTGTGAATTACAAAGACAAGATCACGGGACGCCAAATTAGAGGACCAAAACACTTCTATGTACCTAGTCTACCATCAAATAAATTCAATTGGATTGTCAATAGTTTGGAGGAATGGGGCTACCCTCGTCGTCCAATTGATAAAGTGGTAATCGTGAGTTTTTACACAGGAATTCTGAATATGATGCGGCGAGGTATCGAGACCCATTTTAAGAGAAAAGAGAGTAATGCATTATGCACTGCTATCACTGGACTCACTGCTAGTCATGATCGACGCCGTATTATTGACGATTTTAATCGTCGTGACCGTGGCACGCCGCAAATCATGATGTTGAATGTACGTGCGGGTGGAACAGCAATTACAATTGACAGCGCTGATCGGATGGTATTCATTAGCGAAACCAAGAAACCTTCACAGCAGCAACAAGCGGAGGATAGAATCCATAGGGTTAGTAATCCAAGACATTGTATGTACTATTACCTTCGTTCTAAAGAGACAGTGGACATTGGAACATCCATTGTGAACCAGCAATCGGATAGAGTTTCCAAGCGGTTACTTGATGGTCGCCGTGGTGTGGAGTATGTCCGTCGAGTGCTGGACCTTAGTAGAGGTTTCGACTGACTCCCCAAGGAGGGGCACCGACCACTCTTGACCGG